TGTGCAGATTTTCCATAGTCTTTTGCTATTACTGTTACACTTAAAAGCTCTTTACATTGTAAAATTAAGTCATAGTATAAAGCTTTTGGCTGGAACTCCATTATTTGTTGATCTTTTATTTTATTTTCTAGCTTTAACGTTTCTAATTGCTCTTGCTGATCCGCTGCAAGTCTTAAAGCTTCTGCAAATGTTTTTGGCAGTTGAAACTCTCCTTTTATATAATTTTCCATTCTTTCAAATTCATTAATATAAGCTACATTTAAGTCAAATGCTTTTGACACTGCTGCACTATATCCTCCAACCAGTTGAGCTATTCCTTTTTTAGTTATTAAATAGTTTCTATATTTTTTAAAATTTCCATCTATTGTATAAAAACTCTGAATATAAAACTCTTCTACGAGAGCGGAACTTTCCGCTTTCGTGAATTTTTCAATATATCCATCTATTTTTTCTAATAAATCTTTATGATTTACTCCTAATTCTTCTGCTACTCTATTACTTGTCGTTACTAATATTCCATTTATATTTTCAACTTTAACTATATAGTCACTCATTTTTTCCCTCCTAGCACTCCATCTATAATTGCCTTAACTTCTTCCATAGCTTCATTTATAATTTTTAATTCTTTATATTCTATAAAATCTTCTGCTGTAGAAAAATGTAGATTATAGTATTCATTTTTTAAGTATCTATCCATTTCATATTTAGTTAAATCTAAATTATCCAAATCAAACTCAAAGAAATCAAAATGTATATCTAAGTAGAAATAATCAATTTTTGTCGTGAGTGTAATGCACCCATTCCAAATATCAACTTCATATTTTTCTAATTTATCGAATTTTCTTAAAATTTCTCTAAAATGATCTTTTGATGCTATATTTTTTGTATAATTATCTATATGTCTTAAAAACTCTGCTGGCTCCATCTTAAATTCTTCTCTTACTGTATTTGCTCCTATCATATTTACCCCTTTTTACTCATTAAACAAATTTTTAGCTGTATCATCTTTTTCTTTAGTTTCTTCTATAAACTCTCCAGTTTCTGCATTTATGATATCTCCGTTATTTTCAATAACTTCAACATCTTTCAAATCTGTGCTTTTTTCGTTAACAGTTTTAAAAGATTTTTCATCTTTATTTATCATGTCTAAAAATTCAACAGAGACTGGTAACCATTTTAATAGCTTTTTAACTACTGTTTTTTGTGCCATTTCTTCAAAATTCTTATTCCATACATCATTTTTATAAGATCCTTTTCTATACTTTTCTTCATGATGTGTAACTTCATCTTTTGTCATATATTCAAATGCCTTAGCTCCATCTTTTAGAATTGCTACAGCATAAAAGCCTTTTATTTCTCCTCTTTCATCAAAATTTGGCTTATGTGTTAATGTTCTTGATAATCCATACTCAATGTTAAAGTCATCATTTTCATATACTGTATAACTGTATATATCAGATAATTGTCCACTTCTTCTTAATAATTCAATTAATCCTTTATAACCTATTTGAAACTGGCACTCAACTGTGCCAGCTTTCTTATTTTCAAATGGTATTAAATAACATTGTCCTAAAGTACCAGGTTCCAATCCAAGTTGAGCAGATACCATCAATGCACCTAGCAAACTTTCTTGACTACATTTTGCAAGTTTTGGATTTAATCTAATTGTAGTTATGGCTATTCTTACAAATCTATCAGTATTTATATGCTTTGGTAAAGCATTAGCAAATTGATTTTTACTTGATTGAACTAAATCAATTATTGTTTTTCCTTTTTTTTCTGTTACTGCTGTTGTTCCATTAGCTCCTGTTAAACTGTTCTTTGCTGTTGTACTCATTCTATCTACTCTCCTTTATTATCTAACCATTAAAAATTTTGATGTTTTTTGATGTTTACTTTCTAATTCCTTATATTGTTCCATTAGCTCTAAATTTTCTTTTGCCATAGCCTCAAAATCAGGTGTTTTTCTAGTTTGTATGTTAAATTTAAACTTTCCAGCAACTCCCTTTTGAGTACCGTTATTTATAAGTTCCAACATTACCTCTTCTTTTAATAGATCCTGTTCTTTCTTTAAAGAATTAATTTCTTTACTTAACTCTTTAATTTTTGCAGCTTTTTCTTCTAAGTCTGCAAACTCTATGACTTCATTATTTTCTATTTTCATTGCCTTTTTCTTTAGATGATCCATATATGCGTCACTTCCATCTGGCATAGGTGGTATTAGTTTTAAAATATTTTCATTATAGAACTCTGTTGCTTTTTCTCTTATAAGTTTTATATCTTCCTCGCTTCTCTCTATCTTAAAGTCTTTATAATGGTTTCCACCAATCAAAACCGCTATATATGCAAATTTATAACCTGTAAGCATAAGATAATGCTGCACCTGTGCATAATAATACTGAGGTACTACATCTCCTTCCCAGTCTTTATAATTAAAAGCATTTGTAGTCTTTATCTCTAAAACTCCGTGTTCTCCACTGTTTTTATCTTTTAAAACAGCATCTAAATTTGCTATAAGAAAATTATCTACAACAGAGTAAGGAGCTTGGTATACATTAAATTCTCTATGCTTCTGAGCAAACACTTTCATTATTGTAGCTTCGTGCATATGTCCCCAAAATGTTGCTTCGTTGCCCTCAAATTTAGATCCTTCCGTCTTATCTATATAGACATCTATAATACTTTTATACTTATTAACTCCAAGTATTGCTCCAATATCAGAGCCTCCTATTCTCTTTTCTCTTAAAGTATGCCAATCTTCTTCGTTTGCATATTCATAGACTTCGTTATTTGTATCTAAAGATTCTTTAAATTCATCTTTAGTCATTTCTATAACTTCTGCCTTAGCAGTTGCTATAAGTTCCTCTAATTCAGCTTTTTTCAATCTGCTATATCCAACTAAACCTAATCTTTTTGCTTCTTCTTTTAATTCCACTACTGTCATTTTTTATCACTCCTTGAATTTTTATTTTTTATACTGTATAATTCAAGTAAATAGATTTTTACTATTTACTTTCAAAACATCTAATGTCTTGCTTGGTCGGCTAAGTTAGATGTTTTTTTATTTTTTCCTTTACTAATTCGTTTGCCATTTCTTCTATAACTTCTTTAAAAGCTGTTTTTACAGCTTCTTTAATAGTTTCTATATCTAAGCCATTAGTACCTCTTAAATGATTATCAAATGCCATTTTTGGTATATCATAAGACCAGTTCTTTGAGCCTATCTTTATAGCAGTACATCCAGAAATCTTACCTGCCTTTATCTGCTCTCTTATGTATTGTGGTGTTCTACCTTTCAATTTCGCAGCTTCTGCCACTGAATAGCTATTTCCCATAGCTCCTCCTTTTAAAATAGATCTCCGAAGTCATATAACTCAATATATTTGTTATAAAGCTTCCATATAGTGTTGATTACCCATTTACCCTTATACTTAATTACATCCTTTAATGTAGCTTTTGCATACATTTCTTTAATTATAATTTGATCCCTCCCATATTTCTAAAACTTCTATTATTTTTAAAACCCTATTAAAATTTAAGCCTTTAAGTTCTTCTCTGTCCCAGTATTTTTTTAGAATTGTGCAATGCAACATAATATCCTCCTATTTCCCACAGTACTTAAATTGCCCCTTAAAGCCTTTTACAGCTTCAAGTCCTAAGAATCCAAAGCCATTAGATCCTTGAGAACACCATCTTTTTTCATACTCATTGACTTCATCTATAGTTCCAACGAAGTCATAACTGTCCCAGCTTCCGTCTCTGTCACAAGCACTAAGCTGATTGATTCCGAACAATTCTTTAAAAACAATCGGTCTACTAGCTTTGTATTTAAAAATTCCAAATGTATTTTTTATTTTTTTCATATTTATCCTCCTTTAATTTTTAAGCAACCATCATTTTATATACTTGATAAAGCATTCCTAACGCTCTATCTTTTAATTTATGTTTACTATTTTCCAGAATGGCATTATTCTTCTCATACCATTCTTTTGCTAGACTTCTATCACAGAAATGTTTCCAGTCTATGCCTAAAAAGTCTAATTGTTGTCTTTCTTTAAGCTCTAATAATCCAAATATTAATTTTGATTCTGTATCTTTAAAATATAAATCTTCCATTTGAAGCCTCCTTGATTTTTAAAATCTTGAGTATTCTCAAGTTAATCGGCAAAAAAAATTTCAACCATCTCAGGAACGCTAATCTGTAATATATCTTTCATCATTGATGTTTCTTCGATAGTTAAAGTCTCTCCAATTTCATTATTCAATTTAAAATTAATAGTAGCTGGATTTTTACCCATTAACTTTGCTAGTTCTTCCTGTGTCATATTTCTCTCTTTTAATTTAGCTTTTAGCTTCGCAGTATTTATCATACGTACCTCCTCCTTTTTTATATCTTGAGTATTCTCAAGTTAATTTGATTATAGTCTATAAAAAAATATTTGTCAACCGCTTTTTTGAAAATACTCAAAAATTTTTTAAATTTTTAATAAAAAAACTTGAAAATATTCAATAAAAATGTTAAAATGTTTTCATATTAAAGGAGGTATTTTATGAAGGTTAATGAAATTATTAAAAAGAGAAGAAAAGAATTAGGTTTAACTTTGAAACAAGTTGCTGAAAAATTAGGAGTATCTGAAAGTCTCATTTCTAGATATGAAAGTAATGATGTTAAAAACATGGGAATAGACAAAATAATTCCATTAGCCAAAGTTTTAGACACAACTCCAGCATTTTTAATGGGCTGGGAAACAAAAAAAGAAAAAGAAAATATAAATATAGACACTGTAACTACAGATTATATGATGATTCCACTGTACTCTAGTATAAGTGCTGGATATGGAGCATCTGATGTAGATTTTATAGAAATGATCCCAGTTTTTAATTTAAAGAAAAATGGGACAGAGTATTTCGCTGTTAAAGTCGCTGGAGACAGCATGGAGCCGAAGATTCCAAACGGCTCTACTATCATAATTAAAAAAGATATACAAATTGAAAACGGTGAAATAGGAGCTTTTTGCTTAAATGATGAAAATTTTGTTAAGCAGAAAAAATTAATAAAAGATAAACTTGTTCTTCATTCTTTCAACCTTGCATATGATGATAAGTTGGTTGGTGAGTATGATGAGTTTAAAGAATATGGTAAAGTTGTGAAGGTAATGATAGATCTATAATGGATCTATCTTACTTTAATATAAAAAAAGGGAGATGGTTTTATGAAAAAGAAAATTTTAATTGGAATTGTAGCTGTTATTGTAGTTATTGGTGCTATTGGTTCATTGGGGGGAGATAAAAAAGAAACACCAACTAATTCTACTACTCAAGAAGTTGCAAAGGTTACAGAAGAGCCAAAGAAAGAAGTAGATGAAAGTGTACCTGTTGAATATAAATCAGCATTAGCAAAAGCAGAAAGTTATGCTAATGGCTTAGATATGTCAAAAAAGGCTGTATATAAACAATTAATATCTGAATATGGAGAAGGTTTCCCTAAAGAAGCGGCTCAATATGCAATAGATAATGTGGTTGCTGATTGGAAAGAAAATGCTTTAAATAAAGCTAACTCATATGCTAATGATCAATATATGTCTAAAAAATCTGTATATGAACAATTAATTTCAGAGCATGGTGAAGAATTTACAAAAGATGAGGCAGACTATGCTATTTCTAAGGTAGAAGCAAATTGGAAAGAAAATGCCTTAAAAAAGGCTATATCTTATCAGCAAGATATGAATATGTCAAGAAAAGCAGTGTACGAACAATTAGTATCAGAATATGGGGAAAAGTTTACAAAAGAAGAAGCAGATTATGCTTTAGAAAATTTACCTAAGTAATAAAATTAAAAATAAAGCAAAAAAGCCTCTTAGTTGCTACCAACAACTAAAAGACTTTAAGAGTGTGATGCTCTTGTGTTAAAAGCTATTTAGATTATATCACACTCTCTTAAAGTACGTCAAATTAAAAGGAGTGTGATTTTTTATGCGAAGAGAAAATGGGACAGGTACAATTTATAAAATTAAAGATAGAAAGCTTAGAAAGCCATTTAAAGTAATAGTAGTAACGGGCTATAGTTTGGATAGTGGTAACCCCATTCGCAAAGTTTTAGGATACTATGGTAAAGCTTCTGAGGCTACAGAGGCTCTAAATAATTATTTAAAAAATAAAAATAGTTTTGATTTAAAGAAACTAACTTTAAAAGAAATTTTTGATAGATGGTGGGTAGTACATAAGACTAAAATTAAGCAAAATACGATAGATTCTTATAAAAGTTGCTATAAAAAATATATATCTAAATTAAATGATAAAGTTTTTTCTGAGTTAAAAACTTTAGAATTACAAGAATTTTTTAACAAAGAAATTAAGGGCTGGACTACTCAATATTTAGCTAAAAACATCTTAAAGTCTTTATATATTTATGCTTTAAAATACGAAATTGTAGATAAAGACTACTCAAAATTTATTGAATTAGTAAAAAGAGAAAGGGTAATTAAAAGAGCGATATTTACAGAAATTGAAAGAGAGGCTATTTTTCAATCAAATAATAAAATTTGTAAAGCAGTTACTGTTTTAATCTACACTGGCTTAAGAATAGATGAATTCTTAAGTTTAAAGAGAGAACATATAGAAAATGGATTTATTTTTGTAAACGCTTCTAAGACAGATGCTGGAATTAGGGCTATCCCAATACATCATAAAATCAAAGGTATAATAGATGGATTTTTAGAAGAGAATAGTATATATCTTTTTTACTTAACAAATAAAAATAAAAAAACAATTTATGAAACTTTTAGACGGCTATTTAACGCAGTTATGCAAGAAATGGGAATGGAGCATACGATTCATGATACTCGGCATACTTTCGCAAGTATGTTAAACCAAGTCGGAGCAAACGATGTAATTATTAGCAGTTTAGCAGGTCACGAAGATAAAGAATTTACTAAGAGAGTTTATACACACACAGAATTAGAAGACCTTGAAAAAACTATAAAACTTCTACAATAAATAACACTAAAATTTATTTTTTTTAAAATAAAAAGTGGTGTATATTGTGGTGTACATAGAAAAAATTTTATATAATTTTTCTGCATTTTAGACACTTTTTTAAAGTAGCTTAAAATGGACTTAAATAACGATTTTTTAATAAGTTTTGTATATTTTTTAAAAAAGTATGATATAATAGAGTGTTAGAAATATAATGTAAAATAATTAATATAGGAGAAGAGATGTATCTAAAAGCAGTTGAAATAAATGG